AGATAAGAATTCACCATCAACTCTTGATAACAAAACCAAAATGGGATTAGTTAAGAGATGGGCATTCATGGATAAAGGATTTAGATTGGATAAATCCAATATATCCGATGAAAAAACACTACAATGGGCACAAAAAACAGATAAAGATGACCAAAAGAAGATTGGTAAACAGAATTTAATGAAGTTTGAACAGATTTTCCTTGGTCTTGGTGCAGAAGTATTAGAATTTACTTCATCGGCATTAACTGTGAACCCTGATAAGGCAGTTCGTGATATGAAAAAACGAATTGATAAGACGATTAAAGATGTTAAGAAATCAGGTGACCCTAAAAAGATAGAAAAACTCAAATTAGAGTTAGGTAGGTTAAATTCTATTGGTGGTGCTAAGAAAATAGTACCAAATGAAGGTATCGTTTTCTTATATAATGGAAATACCTTTAAATTAACTGGTACATTTGCATCAGTAAACCAAATATTAGGTATTTTCTTCTAAATTTTATTTTTATATATATTTATATAAAATATTATAACCTAATATAGAACAATGAGTAAAGAATTCAAAAAGAAGTATATGCACCCAACTCGTAGAAAGTTGGTAGATATGGTTCATACTGGTGAGTATGATAAAAATACTATTATTGGGTACGATAAAGTAGAAAAAACTCGTAAAGTGGGTGATATCTGGGAAGATGAACACCATAGATATGAAAAGAAAGAAGGATTTATTGTAAAGACAGGGAAAAACTCTGAACAATTACAAGAAATCAGAAAATACCTTGAAGAAAAAACAAAATGTAAAAATTCTGAGTGTAAAACCATAAAAATAAAATCAGTTGATAAGAAATTTATCAAAAATGGTGGATATTGTATGGATTGTACGATTGAAAGAGAACATGAGTTAAAAACTAAAGGAGTTTTCAAAGAATATGGTGCATACAAAGTTTGGACACGAGCAATTATATTTGGTAAAACTAAATTAGATGAATTAAGACAATCCTTATCAGATTTAAAAGAAGAATATGAGATGATAGGTTCCGATGGTAAAGTTACTGAAACTTGGAAACTTCCTAAACCTATTGAAGAAGTTCGTGCAGAAATAAATGAAATGATTGATAAGGGTGAAAAGGAAATATTAGAAATCGAAGAAAAACGAAACCAAGCCTTCGAGAAGTTACGAGAAGCTAATATGGAGCATTATTTATGAGCGGTACAAGATACACAAATGCGTTAATAGTTATCTGTATGACCTTTTTGGCATTTACTTTATTCAATGTCAGAGGTTTAAAAACAGATATTGAAGGTTTCAATGAAAGAATTGATAACATTGGAGCCGAAATAGATTCTATCCAAACTATGAACAAGGAATTGGATGGTTTAATAGAATCGTTACATTCAGAACTCGAACTAATCGATGGTGATATAGATAGAGTACAAAATAACATTTATACAATAAGGAGAAATACAGATGAGCAAAAAAATTCTGTTGATAATCTTACTCTTAGTGAGCTTCAAAAGTTTTTCGCAGACAGATACGATAGTATCATTAAGAGAACCAGTAGCGAAACTGGTAATTAAAGATTTGATTACCGGTGATGGGGCTAAGATAGAACTTTTATCCACACAAGAACTTTTAAAATTAGAACAAAAGAAAGTTGTTTTAAAAGATTCTGTTATTGGTACTCTTAATATTAAAATTGTAAACTTAGAAGATATCATTGGTAAGAAAGATGAACAATTCAGTTTAGAAAGAGAAAAATCACTACAACTTGAAAAAGAACTAAAAGGACAGAGAAGAAAAACCTTCTTGTATAAGGTAGGAACTTACATTGGTGCAGGAGCACTTCTTGTTTTATTAGGAACAAACTAATATGGCTAAACAAAGTTTAAAGGAAATAATAAAAATTGAGTACCAGAAGTGTGCATCAGACCCGATATACTTTATGAAGAAGTATTGTATGATACAACACCCTGTTCGTGGTAAAATTCCTTTTCATTTATACCAATTCCAAGAAAGAACACTTACCGAATTTAAAGACCATCGATATAACATTATCCTCAAATCAAGACAGACTGGTATCTCAACCTTGACTGCAGGTTTTTCACTTTGGAAAATGTTATTCAACCAAGATTTCAATGTGTTGGTAATTGCAACCAAACAAGAGGTTGCAAAAAACTTGGTAACCAAGGTTCGAGTAATGAATCAGTATTTACCTTCTTGGTTAAAACAAGAAACAGTAGAGGATAACAAACTATCACTTAGATACTCGAATGGTTCTCAGATAAAAGCAACTTCAGCCGCTGGTGATGCTGGACGTTCTGAAGCACTATCCTTATTAGTATTTGATGAGGCAGCTTTCATCGATAAGATTGAAGAAATTTGGGTATCGGCACAATCTACCCTTTCAACTGGTGGTAATGCAATCATCCTTTCTACTCCAAATGGTGTGGGTAACTTCTTTCACAAAACATGGGTAGGTGCAGAAGATGGTACAAACACATTCAACACTATTCGTTTACATTGGTCGGTTCATCCAGAAAGAGACCAAAGTTGGAGAGATGAACAAGAGGTATTATTAGGACCAAAGGGTGCAGCACAAGAATGTGATTGTGATTTCGTATCTTCGGGTGATACAGTTATCGACCCACAACTTCTAATGTTCTACAAAGAATCTTATGTTCAAGAGCCAGTAGAAAAGACTGGATTCGATGGAAACCTATGGAAATGGGAATATCCAAACTACTCAAAATCTTATATGGTAGTTGCCGATGTTGCTCGTGGAGATTCAACTGACTACTCAGCCTGTCATGTAATCGATATAGAAGAATCCTCACAAGTTGCTGAGTATAAAGGTAAGTTAGATACCAAAGATTTTGGAAACTTCCTTGTATCTCTTGCAACTGATTACAACAACGCTTTACTCGTAATTGAGAACGCAAATATTGGTTGGGCAGTAATCCAACAAGTAATTGATAGAGGATATGGAAACCTTTTCTATATGAGTAAAGATTTAAAGTATGTGGATGTTGAAAATCAGTTACATAACAAATACAGAGCAGAAGAAAGAAACATGACAGCAGGATTCTCAACAACTTCTAAAACACGACCCCTAATTATCTCAAAGTTAGAACAATATGTTAGAGAAAAAGATATCACCATTCGTTCATCAAGAACCATAGATGAATTATTTACATTTATATGGAATGGTAATCGTGCAGAAGCAATGAGAGGATATAATGATGATTTAACGATGTCCTTAGCAATTTCACTATGGGTTAGAGATACTGCACTTAGATTAAGACAAGAGGGAGTTGATTTAACTAAACAAGCATTGGGTGGTATTGGAGCACATTCTTTAGATATTTCCGGTATGGGATTTGGTGGTAATTCTTCATTAGAAGAAAATCCTTGGAATATGAGGGTTGGTGATAGAAATGAAGATTTAACTTGGTTAATTAAATAACTCTATATTTATATATTAGGAGAAATTAATATGATATCATTACAAGAATTACTTAACGAAGAAATACACACAGAAGAATATATCGTAGAAAATTACGATGATGTAAAAGAGTTTTGTGAATTTATGAAAGAATACAAAGCTGATGTAAACGAAGCTGAGTATCAAGGTAGAACAGTAAAACTTGGTAAACCGATGCAAGGTGATGTCAAAAAATTTAAAGTATATGTTAAAAATCCCCAAGGAAATGTTGTTAAAGTAAATTTTGGACACAAAGGTAAAGGTGGAGAAAAAACAATGTCAATCAAAAAGAATAATCCAGAGAGAAGAAAATCTTTTAGAGCTAGACACAATTGTGATAATCCAGGTCCAAGACATAAAGCAAGATACTGGTCTTGTAGAGCATGGTAAAAATAAAAAGAATAAAGGTTATAAATTAAAAAACAATAGAAAATGGCAGATACTTCATTTTTTGGGAGATTAACAAAACTCTTTCGTTCTCAAGCAATCGTAACGGTTGATGAGGATGGTAAGAGAAAAGTGTTTGATGGTGATGAACGCCAGCAGACCAACTTATCATCCCTAAGAGATAGATACACTAAATTACAGAAGAGTTTCTTCGAACAAGCAGGTGGTGCACAATCAATGGCATACCAACAAGTTCGTAGAGAAGTATTCAGAGATTATGATGCAATGGATAATGACCCTATCCTTGCTTCTGCACTTGATATCTACGCAGATGAATGTACATTAAAGAACGAATTCGGTGATGTACTCCTTATACAATCAGATAATCCAAAAGTACAAGAGTTATTAGAAAATTTATTCTACGATATTCTTAATGTAGAGTTTAACCTATGGCCTTGGACAAGAAACTTGGTAAAGTATGGAGATTTCTTCTTGGGATTAGAAATTGCTGAAGGTAAAGGTATCGTAAATGTTACTCCTCACTCTGTTTACAATACAGAAAGATTAGAAAGAACC